TTAACCTGCGCTTCAAAATCCTTGCGCTCTTGGTCTTGCATCTCAATGGTGTTGCCCACGTTTTGCAGCATCTGGTGCATCTGCTCCAACTCTTGGCCCATCGCCTGCATCTGCTGTTGTGCGGCTTGCAACGCTGGGTTTTCATCGCTATCGGACAACAGTTTGGGGTCCATAGTTTTCTTAAACCGTTCAGCCATCTCTTGAGCGCCTGGCCAATCCATGTTTTTAACAAACAGGTCACCGGCCACAGTCCACAGTTGAGGATTACCCTGCAACAGTTGTGCCATTGCTTCGAGTGCCTCTTGACGCTTAGTCGCGTAGCCAGGGCCGGTGGTCGCTACAACATCGTACTTGCCAACGCCGGGGTTGTAGATTTTCTCGATTACGATGCCGTTCTGGTCAACGATCTTGTTGACCGGCTCGGCCTGCTCTGGGTTAATCTTGACCATTTTGGTCTCGCCGTCCTCACCAATGATTCGGGCGATGCGCTGTGTGTCGTAAATCTTAGGAATCAGGTCTACCAACTGACGGGCCACATGGCGCACAGCACGGGTAAGGTTGTCACCATAGTGATATGTACCAACATCGCCCTCACGCTGACGCGCAAGAATGGCTTTACCGCTTCGCTCGTTTGATCCCATGCCAAGAGAAGCGTTATATTGGCCAGTGGTGGCTTTAATGTCTTCAGCAGCGCCTGCCTTGGCTTGCAAAAGGCCACTGGAAGCCATTGGAGGCTGCGCCCGCTGTGGTAGTGGCAGGACAGCGCCTTGACCGTCTGTAACGTCTGGGTTGACCTCCAAATAAGGCCAGTTATTGGTGTTGGCAGTCTTCCACTTGTCTTCGTAGCCTTCAAACTGGCCACCGTAGCCAATAAATGGCGCTTTGGGAGCCAAGGCAAGCATCTCAGCCTCTTGGGACACCCAATAGTTGTACATACGCTGGGCATCTTTGGCGTTACGCACCAAGCCAGACACATACAACCGTCCATCAACCTCAAATTCATTACCAACCACTCGAATAACCGGAATCCACTTGCCTGCCCATTCTTTTTCTTCAAGAATTTCGTATCCGTTAATCTTGCAATACTTGACCCGAGGGCGTTCAGACATGCGAGACTTAACCGGCTTGCCAAACATGCCCTTGAGCATCTTGTCTTCTGGCGTATTCACAAACGCAGACTGGTTGCCAGGGTACAAATTAAGCGTTGTCTTGTCGTAGTCAACGTAGTAGTAGCTGGCAATGCGTACAGTGTCTTCGTTCAGCCAGTTGCTGATTGATTGATCGCCCACGCCCAACGATTGCAATGTCGAAATAGGCGCTGCATCGGGGTACATGCGCTCATATTCAACTTTGGTGTAATCCTCAGTAATAAAACACCATTTAGCGTCCGCGCCAGTGGGGTCTTGGATCATTGGGTCCATGTAAACCGAAAAAGAATTACGCACACGGCCAATTTTGATGTCTTGGTCAAACGTATTGTCATCGCAATACTCGGTCATCAGGGTGATATACCCTTCGCCGTAGGAGACTTGGTTCTCGCAGGCGGTGTCGTAGGCCACATCGGCATCAGAGATGTACTCAATGTGCCGAATCATGCCGTTAAAAATTTGCGCCACCTCAACATCAGCATTGTCATCCACAGGAATGACTTTAGCGCCTGGGCGGTTTTGCCGCATGTCGTTGGTGACTTGGCGAACGTGCTGGGGCAGTTTGTTGATGGTCAGTGTGGGCCGTGCGTTAATGGCTTGGCCTTGGACCGCGCCACGGGTGGCCAAAATGTCCGCTGGCCACTGCCAGCAGTTATCTGGAGAACCGGCATAGAACCGCAAGTCGTCAATCTCGTCCTCGCGGCTTTCGGAAAGACAGGAAATGGCCATGTCCAGACGGCTTCGCGCAACGGTCAGAATGTCTGAGTCGCTTTTCAGTGGTTTGCCACCAGCAGCTACGTTAGCCACAGCGGCCATTCCGGTTGGATCAGCCATTAAAGACCCCTAAAACGTGAGGTTCGCGCATTAGGACATACTCTTTGCCCATGTGCGTAAATTCCTGCCCTACATTGAAGTATACCCGGTCACCGACTTTGAGTTCTTTGCAGTCAGGCCCAGCCGATACTATCACACCAGTTGAAAGTTTCTCAATTGTAGTGAAAACAAACGTGGCGTGAGTCTCAACATCACGGTCCATGATTATGCAATTTTGCAGGGCTTTTGGGGTCATTTTTTCTTTATGGTTGGCTTTGGGGCTTCGCGCTTAACAGAGTAAGCAATAGCCACGCTTTGTTTAACAGGCTTGCCCGCAGCCATTTCAGCTTTGACGTTCTTGCGGAACGCCTCGGGCGATTTAGATTTGACAAGTGGCATTATTTTCCTTTATTAGCCGTCTTGGCAGAGTCTTTAAAATCTTTAGCCGTTGGTGCGTTCTTGCTGCCGACCTTGTTCATTTTCTCGCCAGAGCCAGCTTTGATGCGCTCTTGTTTGGCGTGAATATTTGCGTAAAGTCCAGGTTTAGTTGCCATGATTAACACTTCCATCGTTTAAGCGCCGCCTTGGCGCGTTCGCCGTCTTTGGCATTAGCCGCAACGGCACCCATTCTCGCGCAAAATGAATCTTTGCGTCCCTGATCTGCTTTGGTCTTTGGATTAGGCGCTGGCGCTTTAAGGTTCGACCCCGTGGCTGCGTTGTACTTCTCACGCCCCTTTTCAGTCAATCCAGCACCTTTAGAAGCGGGCAATTTCTCGCCCCTGCCTACACTTAGTGATATTGATTTTTTTGTCGCCATATCAAAAACCCATCCAAGATGTTGATACTGCCCCGCGCTCAGAAATCGTGCGGGTGGTTTCGCGGGAATTGTACTCTCGATGCGCCACAGGGTACGAGAACGTCAACGCTATCGCATCCGCAGCATCCGGAGAAGCCAGTCCCCGCGCTTTCATGTCCTTTTTAGACTCCAAAAATATTGAACCCTTGGAGTCCGGCTTCATCATAGGCGAAATTAAATCAGATTTCAAGAACCTGTCATTTGGAATGCTGCCGCTTTTAAGCCAATTTCTCATATCCCCCCAAATCTGCGCCCGCATATTCCCATACATCGCCGGGTTCTTGGACTTCCAACCAAAGTTAACACCCTTGATTTTGTACCTTTGCTCTTTCAGCCTGTCCACAATCCCCGCCCCCAACCCGCCCTCATCAATAAACACCATTGCAGGCTTCCACTCCTCAATCGCATCAATCACATGCCCCACCACCGTCATCGTATCGTCCCCCCGATGCCGAATGATCTTGACAATATCCCTGCCCTGCCGAATCGCCAACACCGTTGCATCCGCACCAAACCGCGCCGGGTCCACCCCAATCACAATCGGCGCTGACGGGTCTTTGTACAACGGCCGCTTCATCGCATCGTCCACCACCAAACTGGAAATAAACTGGTCATCCCCCGCACTGGGAAACTCACCATACACCTCCACATGCGCCTGGCTACTCTCGGCACCATACTCCTGAATAATGCGCTCATAAACCTGCTTGTCCGTGCCCTCCACCGTCCTAGCATCCACCACCTTAGTCGCCCAGAAATCTCGCTTGCTGTTAAAGCACTCGTAAAAATACCCCGTGTTGCGCCGGGGGTTCGAAAACGCCAACCAAAAACGATTGGGCGTGTTCTCCGTAAAAAATCCACCAGTAACAGACCAAATCGGGTCCGCAATACCAGACGCCTCATCAAATATCACCAACACCCCATCAAAGTTGTGCACCCCCGCATAAGCATCCGGATTCTCCTCACTCCACAACCGCCCCTCAACACCCCAATACCTCGTGCCCTTCTTCAAATCACTCTCCACCAACTCAGTCAACCACTTTGCCGGGGCCAATCTTGTTGCACTCACCTCAAACCAATGACTGTTTAAACTCATGGCTAACCACTTGGTAATCTCAGCCCAAGTAATTGACCTCAACTGATTCTCACTGTTAGCCGAAATAATCGTCGTTGAACCAATCCTTGTCGTTAACATCCATATAGTTAACCAAGACACCAACGCCGACTTACCAATACCCCGTCCGCTTGATATTGCTTCTTGCAATACTTTATACATTATCTCTTGGTTAGATTTGGATTCACCAATAGCTTTATTCTCAGCAATGTGGTCAGTAATATCTTGCAATATTTCCCTCTGCCATTTTCTTGGGCCACTGAAATGCTCAAGCGGAGTTCCAGGCACACCCCAAGGAAATACAAACTTCACAAACGCCAATGGATTATCCTTTAACACCGGACTCCAAAGCCTTGCCATTAATTCTTGCTCATCTTCTGGTTTGTATATTGTGGTTTGCATTAACGAGCCTTTTTATTGGGGTTTGCTTTGGCGTCGCCTTCGGCGGCTGCTTGGTGCAGTTTCCTAAATGCGGTCATCTCACCTTCAGCGCGGTCCTTTTGCTCGGCCATTTCAGCGATCGGGTCTAACTCGCACAGTTGGCGGTACGCCTTGGGCAGCAGCCCGGCTGCCAGCGCCAGATTGTCGCCCTTCAAGCCCAACTTGGCGGCGTCGTAGATACGGTTAAGCACCGCCTCTGTGGCGCGCACTTCATTGATAACGAGTGGCAGTGAATAGAAACTCATAAGTTGTATGGCCGCGTAGATGCGTGCTGAGATGATAAAGCATTTTTCAATTAGCCGCCAACTGTCAAGGATTACTTGACGGTTGGTTTTTAAAAAATAAAAAATTGTTTGCGAACGCTCCGTCACCGAGTGGCCCGATCGCTCGGCCCTACCCCTCCCCCTCATCGTCCGATGCACTGGTCGATGCACTGGATGCACTGGGCAATGCACGGGGCGTTACGTCAACGACATCTAGTAGGCGTGACTGCGCAGCTTGCAATGCACCTGTAATGCTGATGCGATTGTCGCTGACGCTGACATCGAGGCGGTCGCCGTATTTGTTAGGCGCGAGCTTCGACAGCACCCAGCGCCTGGCGTCAATTTGCAACTGGCGCTGACGGACTAGGCCCGGGTCAGTAGCGCCATTGTCGAGTAGTGGCACTGGTGCATCCGCCAGTGTGAGAATTTGATCAACCATAGCGTCGAGCAGGGCCGTTCGCGCCTGCGCGTAACGCTCCGCTAATCCGGGCGAGGCATCAACCGCCCTCAAAAATGTTTGAGCTGTCATGCCTGCTTTTATGCAAGCCTGGCGCATGGATAAACCGTCTGACATAAATTGAGGCACCAGCTCAGCCAGTTCATCTCTATTTTTTAACGCTGCCATTTAACTCAATCCTTCTTTGCGTACACAAGCAAATTGTAAAACACCAAATTCAAACCACCAAACCATAGGGTAAACCCTAACAACGTCAAATCCACCAAAAAATGCACAAAGGTTCATACACTGTTTGCACTACCCTTAGGGTAGTAGTGCATCAGTGTAAGGGTTTACCCTTGGTTTTGTCCAATTCATGCACTATGCACAGTGCATAAACAGTGTAAACAATGTAAGGGTAAACCCCTAGAAAATAACCATTGCAATGCTACGAAATCTGTTACACTAAACGCATGGTGCAGCACAGTGCAGCATCTAAACCAAAGGAAAAAACATGGAGAACCAGAAGACCGTAGCATGGTCAACAATGCTAACTGATGCTGTAACCCAGCCTGGTGTGATTAGCTCATGCTATCGCGCATTTCACAATTACAGCATGGGTAACCAATTGCTGGCGTGGTCTCAGCTGCAAGGGCGCGGCATGGGCTTGGCACCGATAGCCACTTACAAAAGATGGTCTGAGCTGGGCCGCCAAGTTAAAAAGGGTGAAAAGGCCATTGCACTGGTTATGCCGGTGACCATCAATAAAAAAGATGATGCGGGCGCAAAAACTGGTGAGTGCTTTCAATGGTTCACCCTCAAAAACAACTGGTTCACCCTTGATCAGACTGAGGGTGCGGATTATGTTACTGAGTCAGTAAACCCAGCATGGGACAAAGTCAAAGCATTAGAAACCCTGCAAATAACTGAAGTCCGGTTCGACTCGCCAAATGGTAATTCTCAGGGCTATGCCCAGGGCAAAAATATTGCAATCAATCCAGTAGCTGTATTGCCCCATAAAACTAGGTTTCATGAATTAGCCCATGTTGTGCTTGGTCACACTACCGAAAGCGCCATGCACGATGATGACCGTACACCTAAGGACATTCGCGAAGTAGAAGCCGAGTCAGTGGCCTATATTTTGTGCTCAGTGCTTGGCCTGCCCGGTCTGATTGAATCACGGGGATACATTCAAGGCTGGTTATCCGGCGGCGAGATTAGCGACAAATCAGCACAGCGCATATTGGGCGCGGCCGATAAGATTTTGAAGGCTGGAATATAAATGCACTCTCTAAGCTCATGCCGTGAGCTTAGGGGTCTGTATTTTGCAGGCTATAACTAACTGGAGAAAATAACCATGCACCGATACACTTACTCACCATCTCAGGAAGCCCTCGAAAAGCGCCGAGCTGCTGCCATGGACATACTTGCAGTGCTGGCCTATTCAATTAGCCTAACCCTGCTTCTATTGGCTTGGTTTGATGTGCTCACATTCTGAAAGTAAATATCATGAAAACATCCGAAAGATTTGCCCTCAATGAGTGGCTGACTGATTACCCTGCAAGTTTTGATTATGACGATGTGCTAGATGCGTTGCGTGACGGCAACGAAAACGTCATGCCGTGGGCATGGTTTGAAAACATGATTACTTCAGAACTGATTGAAAACATAGACAACACCCGCGCCCATTTTGCTGCTGTAACTAAGGAGCAACCATAATGCACCCAGCACTCGCCCAAGCCCTGGCACCATTTGCGCCACCAGCGATTACGGTGACAGAACTACAAAAACAAGTTAATGACCTTCAGGAAGAATTAAATTTCTACCTTGAGGCTCTGACTTATATTTATGACGGCATTAATAATCATGATATTTATAGCGTCAACCAAGTAAAAATGATCTGTGCAAGGGTATTACCATGAATCACTCAGAATCTGACTATATCAACGCTGGCGCAGCGTTTGAACGGGCGCAAGGCTCAGATAAGGCGCAGGCCGTTGCGTACAAAATCAGGGCCATGCTATCTAGCGAGCGCCCAGAAGACCAAACATATGCCCGTACGCTGATTGAACGAGGCCGCGCTGATGCTCGTTCTAATTAGTTTGCTATTGGCGGCTTTGCTGGCTGTCTTGCTTGATCTTTAAGCCCCGAATTCTCTAAGCCCCAAATGGGGCTTTTTTCATGACCTGCGCTTTAGCATCATCAAAACCCCTGCCCACTATGATCTGGTGGCCTATGCTCTCAAGATAGCCAATCCAGTCTTTTTGAGCTGGCGATACGGTGCCGCCCTTTTCGCGTTTCATTTCAACCCACAATGACCACGCAGGGACGAATAAATCGGGCACCCCTGCACTCACCCCCTCGGCTTTTAAATTAGCCCCTTGGCTGGCGCTTCTGATGCCGCCGTTAGGTATTGCAAGGATGCGGGTATCTGGGTAGGTCTTGCGAAACCAAGATACCAAGCGCACCTGCTCTAAATGCTCTGATGGCTGGGTTTCGGATTTGGGTTTAGTCATAGTGCGTTTATTTCTTTATGGCGTTGCTTGTGGCATGGTTGACAAAGCCACATTACATCTAACGGTTTGTCATAATCCTCATGATGTGCCAATGATTTTTTTTCATTGCATCTGCAACACGGTTTTCTAATCAATTCGCCTTTTTTTATAGACCTATGAACGGCGTTATGCGCTTTTTGCCTGCGCTTATCCTCTGCCCTCCATATTCTGGTTATTTCAGCGTTAGCTTTAGTACGTTCTGGATTTTTACCGCGATCCCTATCGTACTGGCGCACCTTTTCAAGATTTTTTAAACGATGTTCCATAACGTCATTTTTGTTGCACTCCTTGCATTTGTTGACGTGTCCGTCAGCCATCTTTTGATGTTTATAAAAATCAAAAAGTGGCTTAACGGTTTTGCATTTAAAACATAATTTTTCCATGACAACCCCTTATGTGTTGTCTTTATTGTACCCGTTTTAATGTCAAAACGGGATAGACTCTACCCACAACTCACATTGATCTGGCTCATTTGCAAATGACTCGGGCGGCACGTCATTAAATTCATCGCAAACCCCATGCTTATTATAATTGTCGCAAGTGTGACACAAGCGTGGCGGCTCAATTTGCAGGGTCTTGCGGTAGATGGTCACGATCTCGGGTTCGGGGTGTTTCATTGGTTCCATGTCCTTTTGAGTATTGTAAAAAACTTACCTTCTCGCTTGAATTCTATTTGGCTTGGCGGCTGGCCTTCGGTGAGCTGCTGCGCCATCTCGTGCAGGTCGGAGGCTGCGTAGTCAAGCGTCACGCCTGCCTTATGCGCTATTTCAGCCAATAAGCGGCGGCTTTTCTCACCAGCATAGCCGTCATGCGTAACTGCCAAGTATTCGGTAACTGGTGGGTCAGACAAGCCCCCGTAGTAAGTCAGGGACAGCATTTCCTTGCCACTGGCGCGGCTCAAATGCTTGCGCCATGTCCAAGTGGTCACATCCATGTCCACGCCCTCCACGCCCATGATGTCAAAGTTGGACAGTTTTAAGGGCGCTTTGACTGGCTCGGGGAATTCAGCGCCGCAAGCTGGGCAGACCCGCACCGACAGATGACAAATCTCTTGGCATTGGTCGCATACCTTTACGGGCGCTTCGCCCTGCTTATCGCCCTTCTTTGGCGGTGGCCTCACGGCGGTAATTGGGCCATGCTGCTCGACTACACCAGCAAAGTCCAAAACCATACAATCGGTTTTCCCATCGGCTATCCGCAGACCACGCCCTGCCATTTGGACATATAGACCCGGCGACATGGTTGGGCGCAGCATAGCCACCAGATCGATGCCTGGCGCGTCAAAACCAGTGGTCAGTACATTGGCATTGGTTAGGGCTTGAATGCGCCATGCCTTGAATTCTTTGAGGATGCGGTCACGCTCGTTTGATGGTGTCTCGCCCGTGACGCATTCGGCGACAATGCCTTGCTCAATCAGCGCCTCTTTGATGTGCTGTGCATGGTTCACACCCGCGCAGAACACCAACCAAGACTTGCGCTCACCAGCCAAGGCAATGATCTCGCGCACGACCTTAGCGTTTTTGTCCTTGGTGTCCACCTTGGCTTGCAGCTCGGCCTCAATGTATTCCCCGCCTCGCTTGTGCACCCCGTCCACCTCTAGTTTGGTGGTGGTTAATTTGGACCGTAGGGTTGACAGATAGCCTTTGTGAATCAATTCCTCAATGCTCACTGGCTCAATCAGCGCATCAAAGATGGCTGGCTTATCGGTAATGTAACCATGCCCCAACCGATACGGGCTGGCGGTTAAGCCAATGATTCGTAAGTTGCCATTGATGGCTCGCAGATCAGCCAACAATTTGCGGTAGCCGCCTTCGTCTTTGTGGCTCACCAAATGAGCCTCATCTATGATAATTAAATCAACATGACCAATTTGGCTGGACTTGGTTCGCACCGATTGGATGCCTGCAAAGGTAATCGGCTCGCCCAAATCCTTGCGGTTTAGCCCCGCGCTGTAAATGCCCATCGGTGCATTAAGCCAGTGTTGGCGCATCTTCTCGGCGTTCTGGGCGATTAGTTCTTTGACATGCGTGAGCATCAGAATGCGAGTCTCAGGCCATGATTGCAGCGCGTCCTTGCACAGCGCCGCAATGATGTGGCTCTTGCCTGACCCGGTAGGCAGCACCAAGCATGGATTGCCCTCGTTGCCTGCCTCAAACCATGCGTAAAGTTCGGTTATGGTGCGTTGTTGGTAATCTCTCAGCATGACTTCTCAACCCCATAACCGATCAAATAAAAAATCATAGCCACCACAACAGGATGTTTTAAGAATCTACCAGTAAACCACCAGTCAATAAATTTGTCGATATTCATCCCACAACCCTCCCATCCCACTCAGCCCTAATCTTGTTCACCGCAGGGTCACTGCAAGCCCCAGCATTAGCCAACAACTCCTTGCTGCTATACACGCCTTCGCCTGGCTCACCATTAGCCAATCCAAGGCCATCAATCTCATACACTGCTACCCAGTCGCTTGGGCCTTCTAAACGCTTCCAGGGCACAAGGTCAGGGTGCAGCACATGGCTTTCGCAGCCAAGATACTGCGCGTCAGTCGGTACAACGGCATCCCATTTGGCGCAGTGCCACGTTGAATCAGACAGCGGTGTAATGTGGGCGCAGGTGCGGCAATTGACCTCTTTCGTGGTCTTGCTGCCATGGCAAAAGTCATGGCCCGCGCACATCTTGCATTCAAACCATGTTGAATCAGTGCTGATCGGTGGTGGCAAACGGTCAGTCAGCGCCAGCCGCTGGCCCTTTTCAATCGCTTTAATTGCATGGTCGCGGTCATATTCCAGACGCTCGGTGTAGATGCGATCATCGTCTTTGCAAATTGCCACATATAAAGCGCGTTTTAAATCGGTGCCGTGCATGTACACTTGGCACTGAGTGAAATGCTGGGGCTTACTCTTGCCCACTCCATTCTTCTCAAGATCGTTAAACGACTTGAGGCCATGCGTTTTGAACTCCAGCACATGCTCAGTTTTTGGCGCACCTGGCACGCCCTTGCCAATGCCGTCCAGACTGCCGCTGACATGGCTTCCAAAATTTACACGGCGCTGCGTGCCGTTTACCGTCATGCCAATGGCTCGCAAGTCACTAATGATGGTGGCTTCCTCATTCTGGCCACGCCTAAACAGGCGCAAAATACGGCCCTTAAATTGTTCTTGCACTGCCCAACGAAATGACAGCCACAGCCAACGCTCACAATGGTGGCCTAGCGTAGAGCAGCCCATGTGGGCGCGGGGCTTCTCTAAACGCGCTTCGTGCGCTTTGTCAATCAGTGAAGTTATGGTAACCTCTGGATCGGGAATCATCATGGTTTCTCTCCTGTCAAGTATTGACCCCGGCTTTAACACCGGGGTTTTTTTTTGCTTACTTCTTAATCCAAGGTGGCGCAGCCTTAGTGGGTGCGGCACTTGGTGCTACGGCTTTGAAAGGTGCCACAGCCGCAGGTGCAACACCACCCAAAGCCCGAAAGCCTTTGATCTCATTGCCAGCATAGTCACCAGTACGTACTGACAATTTGATGCACAAATTGCCACCAATCAGTTGATCGGTGTCTTGCACCTTGGCCAAGCCAATAGCGCGCATGATCTCGCCAAGCTGCTGGCGTCCGATTTCCTCGGCCTTGGTGCTGGCGTTCTTAATGTTCAAGTTGCCAAACACAACACGGCCTTGGTGGGTTGGGCCTGTGACTGTGTATTTCAGAGCAATGTATTTGCCATCACCCGCCTTGGTTGCTTTAATTTCAGCGCCCGTAATGGCGGCGTTGTACCAGCCTTCCGGCAATGGTTCAAAGCTGTTGTTGCCAACGGGGAGCGCGTCAACGCTAAATTCTTCATCTAAAAAAGCCATGATTTAATCCTTAGTAATGTTAAAAGTTGGGCGTCCGGGGGTGGACGTAATAGCACCAAGCAAAGGCCCGGTCACGACACTTGATGCCGAATTCCAAACCTTTACATTGATTTCTGGTTTCCAGCGAAAGAGGCTGGCAAGATGCTCAGACAAACCGGCTTCGATGGCCAACAATTGAAGTTTATCTGTGTCAATCTTTTTACTGATGCGGCCTTCCATGCGAATGACGTAACCGTCAGCCTCATGTTTGATTGTGCCGTCAAGGTCTTTGGGAACGCCAAACTGTTTGACCATTTGGTCTTCAAGTTCGCGGCGCTCGGCCACAGCAGCGGCCTCTAACTTTTTAGCGTCCATCCAGCGTTGATATAAGGTCATTCTGACTCCTGCACTTGTTTGATGTGTTTAGTGATGGCCGCAATTGAGTAGCCAATGTCACGAATGTATTTCTCAAACTGTTCAAGTCGGGCATCGTCCATTTGATGAATGCACATAGTTTCAACGTGTTCCATATTTCCTTTGATTTGGCCCGTCCACAAAGCAATGAGTCCGACATGCGCTTTCATGCTGCACCCCCAATCTTGGCAATGATTTCGCCAAGGTCAGGCGCTTCCCATGCGCCCAACTTGCCGCTACGATCTTTAGCCAGCCAAAGGCCATCAGAATCGCACATCAAAGCGCGTTGGGTGTTGCCCTCGGCATCTTTCTCTACTCGCAGCGCCAACACTTCGTCAAAAAAGTAGGGTAACGCTTGGCCAGTTTTGTTACCAGGCATTGATGGGCTATACAAAATGCGCCCCATCTCATCATTGGTCTTTTCCAACTTGGCGGTCATCAAGACATGGCGTCCGGGAATGTCGCGAAATGCGCGAATGATGTCAGCCATCTGTTCCTGCATTGCGCCGTAGGCAGCGCGTGGGTCTTTGTTGACCTTCTTTTCATGGTTTAAGCAGACCTCGGCGATCTCGCTGATGGAATCCAGCGCCACCGACTTGTACTCAGACTCCAGCACCCAACTGTAAGCCTCGCGCAAGTCA